TGAACTTCGACCTGTGATGATCCGATGGTTATGTAGAACCGATAAGTCATTTTCTTATAATTCTGGTCTTATTGCCTCGCTTTATTATCCTCGCCGTTGGTGTTTCAATCACTTCTGCACTCACCCCAAAATGCCGGTTAAGTTTCACCAACTCACCCTGTAAGCGGTCAAGTCTTTCATTCGTCTGGGACACATCCACTAATATGTTGTTATGAACATCAGCCATCTGAGCAACCGGAATCTGGTCTTTATTAAACGAAGTTACTATCTGCCCAAACTGTTTGCCATATTTAGCCGTTGCCCGTTTCGACAGAACACCCCACATCTCACCGCGCTCAACTTCTACATGATCTAAGAACCTTTCGCCCCCTTGTGCGTGTGAACGTCCTGTAATCATTCCTGTTTCAGTACCCGCACCACCTTCAGCGAGTTTAGCCGCTGCTGCTGCTTTAAGTTTCGCCGCAGCAAAGGCCGCAAACATAGCCGCAACCGTCGCAATGGCAATCGGAAGTAGCGGACCTGGGAAAGCCTTGAACGTTTCGGCTGCGGCTGATATCAATGACACTGTCTGCGTGACGGTTTCAAGTTTGCGTTTTGCCTTTATCGCGGCCTCTTCTTGTTTGAGTGCCTTCTCTCTCTGCTTCTGGAGTTCTTCGAGTTCCTTACGCTTGGCATCTACGTTTGAAGCAAAACCGGCCTTCATGAGTTCCATTTCAGCCTCTAATGCCCGTTGCGTTTCACTGATCTGAGTGTCGAGAAGTTCGCGTGTCCGTTGTGCGTCTTCTACCCGTGCATCAAATATCTGATCTAACGCATCAATTGTATCATTAACTGCGCCCTGTAATGCTTCTTTCTGCTCATCATTGAATCCCATCTTTGTCCAGATGGTTTCACTTGCGTCTATGCCATCAATCTTTTGCTGAATAAGTCCAATTTCAGCGTCAAGTATTTCCGCACGGGCGAGTAACTCAGGGTCTTTTGATGCTTTCAACAGGTCAAGTCGTGCCTGTAACCACTTCTTCTGAATCTCTAACTCCTTACGTCCGGTGAGTTCTCCGGCAAGTTCAGCAGTCTTAATGTCAAGCTCTTCACGGAAGTCGTAGAACTTCATTCTCTCACTTATGGCCTCATCGTAAAAATCATTCCAATAGTCAAGTTCCGTCTGTTGTTCAACTCTTACGGCACGTTCAGCACGAAGGTTAGCCGAGGCACGTAACCCGTCAAGGTATTTATAATGTTCTTCTGTCAAGTCACCAAGTTCACGAAGATGATCCTCAAGTAACTGCACCTGCCTTAACTCAAATTCCTGTTCAGCGCGTATGCGTTCAACTCCGGTCAGTTGTTCAATCTGGGCCTGTTCGTATTCATCGCGAAGTTGTGCAGTAGCTTGAATGAACTTTTCAAGGTTCTTTAATCGGTCATCTTGCGACTTCTTTTCATCTTTGACCTGTTCGTTGTTCGCCATCTCAATGGCAATATTTGCCCTCACAGTGCTTGTCACGGCCCGTGTTTTTGCATCTTCTATTGCGGTCAGTGCCGAAACGATATTATTACGTACATCATCATTAACAAGTTGCCATTTTTCAAGATCATCAGACAGTTTCACTATCTCTGCCGAAGTTCCGGCAATCTGATCTTTATATGCTTTAATAAGTACCGGATCTGGGCCTCCAGAAGAAGGCATCAACACCCCTTCGGGCGAAACACTTACTTCGGCGCGTTTGGCTTCTTCGGCTGCAAGATTAGATACTGCCGTCCGGTAATCTTCAATAGCCTTTTTATTTTCTTCAAACGCTTTATTCTGTTTCAGATTAAGGAGTATCTGGGCGTTGGCCGCTTTTGCCTCTTCACTATCTGCCTCTGCTCTTATACCCATAATCTCGCGGGCGCGTTTCAATTCACTCTCAAGTCTGAGATTAGCAAGTTCCAGAGCTTCCTGCTCCCCTTCTATTGTTTTCTGAATATACTTCTCTGCGGCTTCAGCACGTTCCGAATAAGCCAGTCCAGTGTTACGATATATCTTTGCAAGCTCAGCGAGTTCAAACTTACGTTCGCTTTCACGAATCGTTAATTCTCGTTGGCGGTCATTTATATAATCCTGCTCATCAGCATACTCACGCCCTGCCTGTCGTGCTGCTTTCAACCCCTCAGCCAGATTCTTCAGGCTTGTTTCACCTGTCGCAATAGAACGCCAAAGTTCGTCAAGTGCAAATTTAAATCCAGTAATCTCACGTTTAAGGAAGTCAGCCGTCGGTTGTGTACTTGCCATAATAGCCTTAAAGACCTTTATCGCAGCATTAACAGACAAATAAGCTGCACCAAGTTTTTTAATACTACTCCAAAGATTATTGGTGCTTTTGACTTGTTTCTTTTGAGCCTCATCAACTTTAAGACCTGCCTGTTCGTATTCTTTGAGCGTCTGCTTCGCTTCGGCTATTTTCTTATTATACCGCTCAAGGTCTTCGAGCTTGTATGCTTTCTTGCGCTGTTGCTCGTATTTCTTTAATGCATCAGTAGTATCTTCAATAAGCCCCTTTTGCCGCTTCTCTCCTTCCTGAACACTGCGTTGCATTGACTTCGTTGCATCCTCAACCTGCTTAGTCTTTGTGATGTAATCCGCGTTATCCGCGACGATTTGCAGTTCTATTTTTTCGGCCATCGCTTATTCGCTTTTCAAAGTTTGAAATGAACCCAAAGAACTCAAATACATCAAACCGGCACAACCGATCAATCTCTGTCGCCTTTCCGTCGCACACCGTATAAAGTAAATCGGTCCAGTATTTTTCATTCGTAACAAGTTCTTTATATACATTCTTTACTCCTTCGCTTTCTCCTCTTTTAAAGTATTTCGGATAGTGATGTTGTAGGCTGGCATCCAACCGTCCACCAAGCTGGCTGCCAAGTGGAAGAAAGGGCTTACATCAAGCTCCTTACTCCAGCACTCTATTTTATCCTTCATCTTCGCTTCGTCAAACACCGTCACATCCTCGTCCGATTCATTGATAAACAATGCACACAACCTCAGTGCAGCAGCGTCTTTGTTTTCAATAGCTGCAACCCCGTGCAGAAGATTGTAAAGCGTAACGGCCAGGTCGCCCCAGTTCTTATTCGTCTGAACAAAGTCATAAGCCTTTTGAATCTCTTTGAAAAGCTCTACGAAAGTAGTTGAGAATCCAAACTCAATCGAGATACGCTGTAGCTCACGGAATCGGTTAAACGACAAAGAGTCCTGAACGTAAAATGTCCGGCCTCCGCAAGTAAATTTCTTTTCTTTAAAGTCTATTACTTTTAAACTATCCGTCATAATCAATCAGTTTATCAAATATCATTACAATCAATATCACTGCTGAAACAAATACAATATGGTCAAAGAAATTGTATCCCTTCAGGTGAGTAAAGAGATAATACCAACACGCAATCTGCCCTGAAAAACACATCAGGCAGCCACCCAGTGGCTTATAAAGCCAATCCCATTTTATCCTGTCAATCAGTCGCGCATAGAATGAAAAGATCATCCCAGGTGACATAAGAATGAAAATCACATAGGCAACAACTGATATCTTTAATATCTCTAACATTCCACACATCCTCCAACATTAGGTTCATGACACTCAGGAATCACAAAGAACTCAGTCTTAATATCCAAAGCAAAATAATCATAAGGTGCCATCAGATACTGCGTCTGATGCTCATTATATGTATAGGCCGAAAATATCCCTGAATCCCTTCGTGCCTGAGATGTAACAGTGATCGTCACCCCTCGCATTGCATCAATGTCCTGAGGCACATCCGGCAATGCTTTGATAATGTCAAGAATATACTCACCCGTAGAACCGCATCCCGCGCCCTCCAATAGCTTATAATTTAACCATGCCACCAGACGGATATTGCTTTCGTAGTATAACCTCTTACCACTGCGTTCACGGAATGAGAACGACCCGTCCTCAAAGTAAACCACCGACTGATATTTGGAGTTAGGGGCAAGTTCGTCATAACACCCGTCTTTGCAGGCATCATCATATTCCATTGCACATGAAATAGGAAACCGCTTTTCTACTTTTCTATTATCTGAGGTCTGCTGTATCTTTGCCACCTGTGTCATCCCTGCGAGCTTATCAATCCACGGCAGGTCTTTGATGTAATCTACGATGATATTGGCTATCTTGTTGTTCATAAGAATCCCTGTTGCCTCCACAAATCAGTTAAACGCTTCTCAATTATACGAGCCAGCGCATTAGTTTCGTCAGTCGATAAGTCAAGAATAGTACCTTTGCGCTCGGTGTTACCAGCGAGCTTCTTCATCTGTTCTTCCGATAGTGTGCTTATCCGTGCGCGGCCAAGTTTATGTTCATCATCTCCAGATACAACCTGCACATCTGCCCACATGCGACCCGAAAATGCAAAGTCCACGAAGTTAGTCTGTCGCCCGTGAAGTTCCCGAAACTCCTTATATCCTCCGGCAAGCTCAAACAGTCGTATATTTTTACCGCCTCTTTTCAGTGTCACCCATTTCAGTTCTTTACGCTTTGCCTTTGACCCTGTTTTTTTATTACAGGCAGATTGTGTCATTTGTGAGCAGTTGGTCAACATCGGATTAGTTGAATACGGATCGTACTGTTCTCCCTGTGCGTTCTGACCTGTTTTAATCACACGGTCCTTTATCATTGTATCAGCCGTCTGAGCTACTTCTAACATGACATTGCCCCAGTCTGACACAGTCTTATCAACTATAAATTCAATCCTCCGTATCGCTTCGTCTGCTTTCATATCAACTGAGTTCTCCGGCGCAGCCCCATTGGTGATTTACACTTCAAGCAATCATTACGCTCATCATCCATATTCTGAGCAATCCAGTCCATCAGTACGGCGTAACGTTTATTATAGTACATCCGGTTTTCATTCAGAGCCTCAGTTCCCAAAAGAGTATAACGGCTTACCTCTCCGGTGTCCATTATGTAATTCGTAAGGAACTCACCCGTCTTGTAAAGAATAGCCCATGCCATTGCAGCATCAAGTTCATTGTTCACGAAGTCGCTGTCATCAGTACAAAGAGCATCAAAGATATTACAAGTGAAGTTGCCGTGCAGAATCATCCCTGAGGCTTCGCGTACAGTCGGCCAATCTTCCCTTGCGGTCAGGTCATCGCCATAAACACCTGCGTCCATAGCCCATTCAGTCCAGCGGTCACGCGATATGCGATAGCACGGATCATCAATACAGAAGCACCACTTATACCCCCCGCAACCGCAAGTCAGTTTATTCGAATACGGAAGCCCAACGGGTGAGATCAGAAAATAATAGTTCCGGTCAAGGTTAAATTCAATATCTGTTATGTCAGTCCGGTGAGGCCGTCCGGCTTCTGAGGTCAGCGGAATGGTATAAAGCAGGTCATACTCATCATAAATAAGCAGGTTAACTGCTTCAGTTGAATTAAGAATCAATGACACCCCGCGAAGAATAAACTTACCGCCCCGGATGTCTGAATACATCCTCACCCCGTAATAAGTCGAGCCGCTTATGGTTCGCGTGAATGATTTGCCCCCTATGTCACCCGTGAAGCGTTTGCGAGTTGGTTCTTTGTAGTTAGTCAACTCCATCATGAGATCGGTCTGGAACGTGCGGATAGCGTTCTCTCGCGCACGTGTCATCTTCTCCCAAAGCGTAGTTGAATTATCTGTATTGTCAAGTATCCTCAAGGTCATGCCCTGAAGTTCATCGATGTAAAGCCCAGAAAGACTCTCTGAATAGCCTACGGGATAAGCATCATCAATACAGGTATCATCAGTTCGTGTAAATCCTACGACGGAGTTCCAGCAATCGGGTAGCGCGCTCATTTCTTTATTGTTTTTGGTCTGCGGATTGTCCTGCGCGAACCGCAGTTACATTTACTTAATTCTTCCATAGTTCAAATAACAAAGGATATCCCAAAATTAGAATATCCTTTGTCGTGTTATTCAAACATAATGTTTTTATTATGAGCAGGCAAATGCTAATACGCCCGTGTTGGTTTCGTCGCACGGCAGCGGATTTTCGGCAAACAGCCCGTGAAGCTGAACCTTTGCGGCAAGGTAGAACTCATTTTCAACACAAGTCTCCTGAGTGATGATGTCATAATACACACCGGGGATGTTGTTTGACGGTTCTGACCACAGAGCATAAACACCGGCTTCGGGAACTGCGTTTGCAGCACCAAGAGGATTCCATGCTTTGTTAATGAACGCAACGGCGGTTTTATGCAGCAGGAACGTATGGTTCGGAGCAACAGCCTCGACATTCTCCGGGTCCTGGTAAATCTTCCGTATCGTTCCGATCTTTGACATTGCAGCACGTCCGGCCTCAGTCATTGATTCGTGCATCCTGTTGAACAGAAGCTGATACAGGTTATCTCCGGTCAGAAGGTACGGTGATTTGAATTTGTTGTACCTGGTAACAAGATTGAAATAACCCCAGATTGAATCGTTCCATGAAGCAGCAGGAATAGTCGTCAGCGCACCGGCAACAGTTCCAACACCACCCGTGTATGCGTTCGTACCGGCAGCGGCAAGAATACCTGTTACGATATACTGAGCCAGCCACTCATCAAGGGCTTTCTTGTGCTGAAGCATATTAAATGCAAAGGCTTCTGCCATCTCGATAGTCCTCTCGCGGTAGGCACGTTTCGGCATCTTAAACTTCGTCTCACGAAGGCACTCAATTTCATACTCCTTACAGATCGGGTCAGCATCTTCGCCGTCAATCGTACAGTCGTCAGTACACGCAGTCGTGGTGATGTCACACTTCTGAAGCCACTCAAGGCTCACGGTGCGTTTCTTCTTTCCGGTCAGTTCTGTCATTGAAATCTGCTGGTTCTCCAGCACGGCCTTTGCAGCCTCGACATCACCGATAAGATCAATGTTTGCAATGGGATCAGTCCACATCTGCGCGGCTTTTCCCTGGTAGGTGGCTAAGAAGCCACAGTCAACAGTTCCTATTGTACTCATTGTTTTTTAGATTGGTAAGACTCCATAACTTTTGCTTGTTCTTCCGGTGTCTTAGCCTCTCTCATCTTCTGAATGAACTCTTCTTCGTTGCGCGGTGCGATGATATTACTCTGCTGCTGACGGTTGCCTGGGCTTGTCCTGTCATCTGCGGTCTGAAAATCAAATATCTCAGAGGCAGTTTCTTTTACCAGGTCAGCAAAGGACTTGTTATACCCGTGTGAATCCTGAAGCGGTTTCCCGTCCTTCAGAACTACAATCATGCCGTCCTGCTCTGTGAAGTCGTACGCACGGAGGTCCTCAATGTATTTCTCTTTCCATTTCTGGGCTTTCTTCGCATCTTCGGGCAGTATTGGACGCAGGTTATCAAGTTCAGCAAAAGCACGTTCTTTGACTTTAGAAAACATCGATTCCCTGGCGTGTTTCAGCTCCAGATCTTCGATCTTCTTTTGCCATTCCTTGTCTTTTGCCTTCAGCATACGGTCGCTTTCGCTTTTCAGTTTCAGATACTCCGGGTGAGCCGTAATATCTTCATCACCTTTGCCTTTAACTTTTTCGAGTTCAGTTGTCAGAATGAAATCAACTAATTCAACTCCGGTTAAATCGGAGTCAACACCAAACTTATCCTTCAACTGCGCCTCCATCTTGCTTGCCACTTCTTTCTGGCCTCGCTTATATTGGCTCGCCTGATCCTCTTTGAGTTTCGTTACTCTCGCGGTATCGGCTTGTTCAGCTGCGGTTAAGGAGGTCAACTCCCCGGCCTCGTTGTAAAGGCTGGCCAATTCCTCGTCGTCCATTTTTAAGGTTTTGGACAAAAACCCATTGAGCTTTTTCTGTTCAGCTTCAGTCATTTTTTATTCTTTTTAGTTTGTATTTCCGGCATCAGAATCTCCTTATTGATTACAGGCTTCTTTATGATGACCATTTCTTTCATTGTGAAGTTTTTGGCTTTGCCGTGTTCCTTCAACCAATCCCATTCTTCATCAGTGATGAACTGGGTCTGCTTTGTCCGTTTGGAGGTTATCTCTTTCATTTCTTTTTGGCTCTGGGTTTCGTGACTTTCCTTGCAGGTCGTTCTGTAATCATCGGACCTTCGGGCGGCGGGGCGTCGAGTATCTTAGCCGCCTCAGTCTTTTTGATAGTCAGTTCTTCCGGCTTCTCAACCTTCACGTTAATCTTCGGAATCAGAATCGGTTTGCTCAGTTCAATAGGCTTAGAGATGTTCAGATCAGATACCTTTGCAGCCCCGAAATATTCCTTTGCCATTTCGTAAGCAGTAGGAGACAGTTCGAGTATCTTACCCCGAACCACACATTTAATCTTTTCCTTTGCCATTGTTGAAATTATTTGATGTAAAGTTATACAAATTTCTTTTACACAAAAAAATTTATTTTACAATGATTTTCGTCATGTTCTGATATGATAATTATCATGTTTAAAAAAATGGGCATAAAAAAAGCCCCCGATTGCTCGGAGGCTGCACTTTCGCCTCATGGTTGTCTTATCATTGACTGGATCACTGCTATTGCTTGGTTGTCTTGCTGTTTTTGAATCACTTCCATCCGATGGTTGTCTTGTGCTCCGTGAATCACTTATCAAACTTGGTTATCTTAAAGTTTTTGAATCACTTGTTGAACATGGTTATCTTAATTTCAACGAATCACTTATATCAATTGGTTGTCTCCCGCTTCATGAATCACTTTACTATTTTGGGTATCTTGAACGCCATAGATCACTTCGACTTCATGGTTATCTTAGCCTCAATGAATCTTATCCTCAATAAATCCATCCTCTTTCTTCCGGTCTGATAATTCCGGTATGACCAAGGTATTCCTCAACATACAGCGGGCGTGTCGGCAATCCTTCAATGGTTCTCCAGACGAACCAGAAGTCAGCAAGAAGATGTTTTATCAGCTTACGGATGGCCGCCCCGTGACGATGGCAGGGTTTTGTATCCTTCCACATACACTCAATGAGTTTACCCTGAGTGTTGCGGCTTTTAACCATGCGTTCACTTGCCTCAAGTTTTCTCTTTTCGGCATCATAAACATCACGGTAGATTGACCTGGTTTTAATCATTGAATCTGCCGTAGTGTAAAGGACTGTGCGTAGCGTTTTATTACCTCCACCGGCTTCGCCTTTCGTGTAGCGTTCATGTGACGGCTTGTCAAGTCCGGTATAAGACCACATAGCAGAAGCACACTCAGCTTTACGAATATCAATATAAGTCAGAAGATAGGCGACCGTAATCGGGCCTAATCCACGGATAGCAAGGGCAGAATGAACAATAGGCATATCCAATGACTTCATATACTTCTCAATCCTCCGGTCCGTCTTACCTAACTGCGATTGAGCTTCTTTTATCTGAGACTTAATCCAGTCCTGAGTGATAGTGTCAAGTTTATCTGTCCTGCGTTTTGATGCAAGCAGGCGGTTATTCAGCGAGTTCACAAACTTACGGATATGTTCTCGTCCGTCAATCATGATCTTCAGTTCTTCAAGTTCTGGAGTACGCTCACGGAAGTTGCCGTGACGCATCATGTGAGTTACCGGATGAAGTACCCTTGTGTTTTCAAGTTTATAAGTACCTCCTCTTGCTTTTGGATGAATCCTGTCGGTATCCATCAAACACACATCTGTTTCAAGGCACTCGCCCGTTAAGATGTCTTTGCCGTTCTGTCTTGCGGCGATGGTTTTCTTTAACGTTACTTTGTTCATCGTACATTTATATTTCAAAGGGACCAGCTGTACGAGAACTGACCCCTTTAGGTTATAACCTTAGTATCTTTTTGCATCTCTCGTACAAACGCACTTCAAAGATAAAGCAATATTTTTAATATCAAACTATTTTTCAATATTTTTTTTCAAGTCTGGCCGCATTTCGTATGCGAGTTCTTCTAAAATCCACCCTAAATGGTGCCTACAATTAAAACCACCCCGATGAATTAAAGGCTGATAACCCTCAAATTGTGCAATATACGACGGAACTGCATTCTTGTCTTTCTGCTTAATCTTATAGTCAGGAGGATAAACGCCTTTTGCCGGTGTCCACTCTCTCCACTTCTCAGCTTCGGCACGTGACCAGACTTTGCCATCTAATGCGACACAAAAGTCCCTGCTGTCCTGAATCCTGCCTCCGAGATAAATAAAATATTTCATCCCAGTTTCGTCAGCCAAAGAGGTTGAATAAGCTGAATCGTACTGCATATACAAATCATGTGCAAATCTATTCAAGTGACTTTCAATGCCTCCCATCTTTTCACCTGAACCGGTTATCAGGTCATTCATACCTACAATAAAGTCCTTTGTTCGCACCTGAGCCGTGACAGACTGTGCCATGAGATTTTTGATCTGTGTGAGTAATTCAGTATTTGCAGATAGGCTGTCAAGAAAGCCACCGTTTAATATCTTTCCTCCCTGAACACCTATTGCCATGAGCATCTTCTTTTCTGTTGCTGCCAGGATCCGCCCAAACGTTGCCGGGAGTGATGCACCCATTGTCACAGTGAAGAACTGCTTGTTGAGTGTCGTCAGACCGCGAGCTGTATCGCCTATCTCAGATACGAAGGCAAGTCTTTGAGTTGTGGAGAAGTCTTTATACACGCGGTCAAGTGACTGCAAAAGCTGGTAATTGCGGAGTGTGTTTTTAATCCTTCCGTTTGCAGTATCCAACATGGGGATAATTTCACGGGTCAGCTTCGAAATAAGCATATTCTGAAGTCGGACAACGCTTTTATTCAGACTGGCCTCACGCGCGGTGATGAAGTCATCCTTTCGTTTGATTATGTCAGCAATTCTTTTCGGAAGCCTCATTGTAAAACTCTTTTTTCATCCTCAAATAAGTCGTATAAACTGAATCATGATTAAAGTCAGTCTCACCAATGAACCGATAAAAGTTATCTATTGCCTTTTCAATTGTCAGCGAAGGCAACAATAACCTCTGAGCCTCTACAAAATAGAACATCCCAATGTCCTCATAGTTTCTTTTGTAGATTGCGGCGATTTTTCCCTTGTATGGTTTTTCTTTCGGCATTTGTTAGTTTTACTCGTGTTGCACGATCTGTTTTCATTAACGTCCGTGAGATATAATGATTCACAACTACATTGCATATCAGGTAGTGTTTTATCCCCTTACGTTTCAGTTGAGCCACGTAAGCATCGTCCGAATACCAAAACCGATAGGTTTCATCCAGCGGGCCGATAATATCCCAAACCTTCGAACTCACAAACAGGCACCAGCCGGTTACATAAAGGCAAATATCATAACCTTCATAAGCATAGTCACCACGTTTAAAGAGCTTCTGCCGTGGATGGTTTGAGAGTGCTGAAGTAGATAAGTATCCATACTCACGCATAGTGTATCCAATAGATGACCACCCAGGCTGAAAGATAATGTCATTGTTTGCAAGAATCTGAACGTCGCCCTTGCGGTGTTTCAGTCCTAAGTTCAGGCAATGATTGTAATTGAACTCCCCGTTAAAAAACACTGTCTTATCTACGTTCTTATACTCAAAGACCTGATGAGTTTCGACAAGAATAACATTAACGTCGGCCCCGTCAGCTAGGCACGAATCAATAGCATCCTGCGTCATCTTTCGCAGTGATGCGTCACGTGAAGCAGATACTATGATAAGATCGTATTTCAAAATATATATTCTTTTGTCGGTGTACTCTGATTCAATCCGATATGGTTCATCCCTAAGTCGAGTAAGTAAGCCGGAGGACAACCAATTGAACGGTAATATTGCCCGATCATCCAGTCGCCGTTCTTCAGACAGGCATATTCTTCACATAGCTGACGGACAAACTTTGCCGGTGCAAGCTGAAAAGCCCCTCCGGTATGAGATGTGTATTGAACCTGGTATCCGGCTATCTCAGCCCGTTTAAACACGGTAGGATAGAACTTAGGGTCAATCATCAGGTCGGGCGGTGAAACTGCGTGTGGACCGGCTTTCTCAATGAAATCAACCAATCTCGCAATCATATCCTCGGTGACAGTCTCAACATCATTATCCAGCTTCAGGATATAGTCATAATCCTGCAATTGTTGAACGCCGTAATAGAACGCTGCTGCTATTCCGTAGTTCTTATCCAGAAGTATGCGATATTTGTCCTGTAGCCATTCAACAGTGCCGTCAGTTGACCCGTTGTCAACAAACAAATGAAAGTCAACTCCGGTCTTCGCGTTAAATGATTCCCATGTCCGCTTAGTCAGTTCAAGGCGGTTGTAGGTTATTGTGATTGCTGCTACTTTTTTACTCATATCGTTATTTTAAAGGTCATACCCTGCTCCGCCTGGAATATGACAGACGCAGTATTCCCCTGCATTTATCTTTTTATAGTTTCTGAATCTCAAAAGTTTCTGATTGAAGTAATGGTCATGCGCATAACCGCGATGACCCCACAAGACCCCCAGTGACTTGCGGTGACAGATATTCGACGTTCCATTTGCCCCTAACCGTTTTATATCGCAGTTACGCGGGATGAAGTCCGTACCGTTATACACCCAGTCATTGAAGTAAGCCCAATCCAAATCACCAATCTCATCAGCTATGCCCTGCAAATGACCGTCACCCCAATAATCATCATTGTCAATGTAAATGATGTATTCACCCGCAGCAAGTTCAATGCCTTTGTTTCGTGGTGCGCCATCCCACCAGGGGCGTTTGTCAATCTTCACGGCCTTTATTCGTGGGTCATCATAACGTGCGACGATTGCCATTGTTTTCATACACCCGTCAGCGACAACTATCAACTCCCAATCCGTGAAGGTCTGAGCAATGACACTATCAATAGCCCTCACGATCTTCTCATCCCTTCGTGAAGCCGCCCCGCCGTATTCAGCGAGAGTTGAGGCCATGATAACTGAGAACTTCATCTGTAAATCACGTATTTGTTATGATGTGCTATTGATCTCATGTTCTCTCGGTCTGCCTTTGTTTTCTTCCGGCCTATCATATAACCCGCAACAACCCAATCAAACATAGATAAATCAACTCCAGTAAAGTTACCCATGACCGGCTCAATCGATGCAAGTAATTTATTCGTTAACCCTTCCATTGTCTTTGCCCTGAACATCTTTTCAGGCGATTCAATTGTTGTACCAAGATACACATTTTCGGGAAATTCAAACTCATGATACCTCCGAGGATTTTTCGTAAGAAAAGCAAACTGATGAATAGGGTTCTGCCGGACGACCTCAATCACCGCCTGAATCCATAACCTGTCAACCCACTCACCGAACAGATCAGCAAACGGGCAGACAAATATCACTGAGGGCTTTTTGTATTTCTTAGGCTCTCCCATTGCCTTCAGGTTAATGCGCGGAGTATCAAAGTCATCAAACTCTTTGCGGGCGTAACAATATTCGCATCCATGCTTACAACCTACAACCGGCGACCAAGCCCACTGATACCAACCGCGCGAAGGTATCATTCCTCTTCCTCCTGTCCGAAGTTCAGAACCGGCGGTTTAGGTTTCTCGCCTTCCATTTGCTCCATATAAAGAGCAACCTTTTCTTTGACCTTCGCAAGTATGACCTGATAACTCATCTCATACAGGTCTGGTATCTCCTGTTCAAGTTCATTGAAGATAGATTCAAGGTTAGCATAAAGCGTTGCATTATATTTCGTAGTGAGGTTCTGAGAGATCAGCAGATTGATTGTTTCTTCTTTATATCCTCGGAACGGATTGAATGAGTTTTTAATCCTGATGACCTTCAGATCGTATGGTTGATCGGCATACAGCTTTTCGTTTATGTCATCTTCAATCTTAGCTATTGTTGAAGTCGAGGCGTTTGCATCCTTTGCCTCACGAAGTTCGCGCATCAGTTCCGACATTGACTTGAATTTAAAGTCCTCAGGATATGAATGTTCAACAAATAAGTCTTTAGCAAAATCCGTATAAGTTGCGATATCTCTCACGACAAACTCCCACATCGTAGAAAGCGAACGCGCAAAAGGATTCAAGGTATCGTTAAGGTTATCCAGGTCAAGTACCTTTTCTGTTGCTGTTGCTGCTACCTCTGACTTATCCAATAGTTCCTTATTGAACATCATCAGAAACACATTTGCCCTGAGTTCATTGATGTAGTCCTTTTGAAAGGTCAGCAGATCAATCGGAGGTGCTTTATAGACAAGCATCTTTTCAAGGTCAATCATCTCCTCTATGTTGCGCGGCAGGTCAAGTGTGATGACATCCATCGTTGAGTTATGCACCGGCTCACGGCCTGATCCCTTGCACACTCCGCAAGTATGACCGTCTTTCAACATCCCAGAGCCGCCACACTCGTTACACGGAGTAACGTATTCAAATCTCTGAGGAAAGGCCGTCATCGCCGTAGAAAGGTCTAACTCACTGTCTATTTTGAGCGTCTTGTTCAGATATGGAATCACATCATGAAATACTGACACAAATGTTCTGCCCTGAGTTTCAGCATCGCGTTTGTATCCAAATCTCCGCGCAGGAACTTTCGTGTTCTTAGGCGTGAAAAACTGAATAAAATAATACTTGTTCTCTATTTTTATATATTCTGGATATTCTTGCCCTTCAGGTAAATATAAGAAATTGATCTCAGGCTTTTCAACCTGGGTGAATGTGATTGTATCCATGCCTAAGTAGATAGTGTACTTGAAACCGTCCGCCTCACCGGCTTCGGTCTTATACTTTATCGGGAGTTTTACAACCAGGTATTCAAGTATGTTGTTCTTCATCTCAAACATCACACATTGTTCCGATGTTGCAATGAATGGATAAGGTTTGGCTTTCTCTTTTGCCGGGTTAAAAGCGTCAAACTCAGTAATCAAAAATGCATTAGGATCGATATAGTTATAATCCACAAAAGCATATTCAAAGAACTTTTCAAGTGAAGCATCGCCCCAGTAATGAGAGATGAATTGTTCAAACTCATCCTTTCGTTTCTGGTCGTCTTTGTCGCCCCACGAGATATCCCTCTTTTTTGGCTTCGTGCGTACTGTCTTTTGAAACGGCAGCTTTGTTGAGGCCAGCGTAGGTGGAATGATTGAGTTAGTGATCGTCTTTCGCATCTCAAACTCTTCCGGAGTTTCACGCTTAACGATCTGTTGAAGCAAGTCAGCAACCCCGTCGCCGGATACCATCTTGTAATAAGTCTCGGCTAACTTTGTCACTCGCTCATAATCTCGGTGCGTAAGATTGCGCCGGATTATCTCTGTCAGTTTTAAAAGTCCTTCCTGTTTAGTCATATTAATTTTATTTATGCTTCATAGTAGTTATTAAATGCCTCAACTATCAGATAATCAAGACCGTCGGAAAGATGACCGTATTTCTGATACTTGTCGCCCGTGACCTTGTCCGTAACGATATGTTTATCTTTCCCGCCGTCAATCGCTTGCTTAACGTACAACATATCAGCAATCATCTTCTTGCACCCCTCGTCAATGCGTATTCGTATCGGCAGTTTGTTCTCGAATATCCTGTTTATGAAGTCGCGGCGTTTAACCAGCGGCGGGTTCCTGGTTACGGTTCTGTCAGACTTGGCAACAAGATAACGCCGCAGCTTGAACTCGACGATCTCGTAATGATGCCGGAAGTCCTTGTTCATTGTTGAACGCGCACGGCCCGAAGCGTCACCGTAATAAAACAACCCCGATTTGTGATTCGGATACCTCAAAACAAGCTCTTCGCATACTTCCTCTGTTGAGTTGCGCGGGTTCTCCAGTGCTATTTCGTCAATGCAATAAGCCCACCATAGGTCATCTTTCTGCTCGAACTGCCATATTGAACATGAGTTATAAGGCACTGAGTTCTGGTCAAAAGATACATGAAGCGGGCGATCAGGGTCATACTTCAGGTTATCTACGTGTTCAATCCTGTTAAACGAAGAATAAAACTCACCCCCTGTAGTGGCAAAAGGATTGCCAAATACTAAGGCGCGGCCACGTTCTTCTGTATTGTTTGCAAGGATAGTGTTTATATAATTCTCCCCAACATTATGAACGTTATGATAAGCCGATGAGATAACAACCTTTTTGTTATTATATTCCTTCTCAAAAAACGTCTTATCCGAATAAATCTTTTCGGTTATCTCATCAACATACTTATCCAGCTCGAACATCTCAGCGAGCCAGTCGGACTTTGCCGGTGACGTAAGACAGTAAAGAGGATTCCATTGCTCATGCTGTCCTCCTTTTGCGGAAGGTTTACCGTCAACAATAAACATCCCTGGTTGTCTCATTCGTGTTATGATGACCTCTTTTACAGCTTCCTCTTTCGTGTCTTTGGTTTCATCCAATAGACACCACGCGAACTCCTTGCCTGAATGAGTTTCGTAATTATCCAAAGAGCCGGTGAAAATCAACCCTCCATTGGCAAATGAGATAATATTCGTAAAGCGGTCAAAGTTACGTTTACATTTAGTCCACATTGCCGGAGGCTCTTTGCCTGAGACATATAATCCTGCGGGATTCTCTTTGCTCCACTCTGTCACTCCGATTGAAGCCCAATATTCACGGATACGAAACAGGGTCGAAGTGTTAAGCTGATCGTATGTATTTGCAAAAATAGCTCCCCTTACGTCTGGGAACTTAGAAACAAAGTTGATTGAGAGAACACCACCTAAGAAAGTTTTACCCGACCCCGTCCCAGCCAGAAACAGATTTATCGCTGCCGTCGATTTGAGTATCGACATCTGAGGCTTTGATAATATCTGTTCTACTTCATTCATTGGTTTTAATAATCACATTAGGCAAAGTCGGTAAATTGACGTTGTGATCTATTTCCTGTTTGTCTGACCATCCAAGATTCTTTAATGCGAATATAGCTCCGGTGCAGTTGTTTTCATGCAACTTTTGCTCATACATCATTTCGATCTTTGTCTTGGCTATTTTTATTGTGTCAAAATACTCATCTCTGTTTTGATAGTCTAAAAGGCTCTGACGTGATGAGAATCCAAGAAATAAAGCAAGTCCGCAGATTGTAGGAGTCGGCACTTCATAACGTGTTCCTGTTACAGTGTATTTAATCATTTTCTCACAGCCGTCATCAAAGTAAGCATCAATCATTTTCTGCATTTCTTCTGGTGACTTAAATGCAAGCGGCCTTCCTCCTTTATTCCCTACTGCAAATTTATTTCCTTTTGGTGCTGCCATACCTTATGATTTCATACTGCAAAGTTAAGCAATATCCGGTTCACTGAATCCATAGTAAATTGCGCCTGTATGTCCGACAATCATCAACTTCTCTGCTATTGTCGTCACTTCATCTTTAAACGCAAAGATTTCAAATGAGTTGCAAACTTCGTCAATGTCATCGGTTGTAATTACCCTCTCCGCGCTTATGTTGTAAAGCCGTGAGAGTGCGACGTAAATGTTTTTTATCTCATCCATAACTTGCCCCTTCTACGTTAATGCCGGTTAGTGTTCTTATGTTACTGCCTAACAATGTAGTAGGCATTGGAAAGTCATTTGTGCGGTATTCGCGGTGATAAACAAATAGCCGGTCAAGGTTCTTATCTTGTGCGTCATGAATAACTAAGTATTCTGCAAAGTACCTCAGTTTCTCTATTGCCCACATTCGCTGATCCCAGGTCGAAAGGTCAACAAAAACAACTGCCCAATCGCGTCCGTATTCTTCAAACAGCTTATCTGAAAACAAGGCGAACTGATGCGTGTCACTTTCAAGGTGACGGAAGTGATCTAACCAAACCTGATTATCATCTACCGTGAGAATCTTACGGCCTTCGGCGAGTAAGTGTATTTGTTCTGTTGACGAATACCCTGCACCAAGCTCAAGAATTGCCCCTGTCGTTTGACGTATGGCCTCAAAGAGTATTGGCTGATGTGTTGATTCGTCTTTCATTGATGTATGTGTATTTCGCCCTGATTAATTACTATTTTGCCATACTTCAAATCTACCGCCGTAGTGTCACCATCAAACAACTTTCCACGCCAATAGAAGATTACAATGTCACCTTCATAAACCCGTGCGCCCTGTTGCCAGTATTCGCCCTGACGGACTAACACAGGGTCAAAACCTGCAACCCAATAATCCGAAGCAGCTATGCCGTATTTAAACTCCGTAGGCGTTCCCCATTGCATACGACGTTCTGGAACTAAATCAGTAGTGTTTATAAAGTAAGGATTCATGACCTGAGAATGAAGATCATATCCACGTGCGCGCCACTGCGTAAGAGTTAAGCGATTGCCCCCGATCATGAACATTGGTTCTCCGGCCTCACACCAGAAAATATTATAGTCACTTTCAAATCCCTCCAAACACGATTCATTCATGACATTGATATTCGTCAGCCGGTTCTTTGTGTAGAAGATATTGTTTTTGATCTTCGTGCCTTTAGCTGATCCGACCGGATTGTCATTCTCATAAACGTCAATCAGTCCCCGCCACGTTCCTATACCCGGACCGACGTAAAGAGAATCCTCAGAATAAAATGTATTATTATAAATCCTCACTCCGTTCATTCCCTTCACAACAATTCCAACGGCTGGAGGATTGCGGATTATGTTGTAAGCAACCACGCCTGTTGAATCAGTCATGCCGTTTGACTTCCGGATTATTCCCATTGGAACGTAGTCAAGGTAGTTATACATTATCCGAACGTCAGTATGGTAGCCTGTAAAGACCCCGTGAGTGATAGTGTTAGCGTCCTGATCTCCTACCCATGTAAACTTATTGCCCGTTATCTCTGCCCCTCTCAGGTTGTTTGTGTATGCTCCGGTATTCTCCTGTCCCGCCTCCAGCATATAACCCGTTGTGTTCTCTCCGGTGACTGAGTTGTTTCTGAAGATGAATTTAACAGGCCGTGTGCGGTTTGTCGTGACCCCGTAAGATGTTCCACTGAGAGTGTCAACAAACGTGCGGCCTTCAACCAAGATGGTATCTTGTGCCGACAGTGATAAAGGCAAGAAAAGTAAAAACCAAAAGCGTTTCACTTTGCTATGAATGAATCGTTATTGCTCTGGTACATTATGAACCTGCCGCCATAACCCGTCGTGGCGTGTGCCGGTGAGGTCATAATCGTCAGCACTTTCTTATCATACTGCCCCGTAGGTCGTTTATCTTCTGGTATCCCCGCAGCCTCCCAATCAAAATTGAGATCAAAATATTGTTCCTGTTCAGCCAAAAGCCTGTCAGCCGCATCATATAACCCGTGAATCTTCTGCCAATTATCTGTAAGCAGGTCGCCCGTCGGTATGATTGTCGGAGGCACTGTGTCAACTGCTTTTACTGAAAATGAAATCTCAGTGAAGTTATCAAATACATCAGTTGCCCGTATTGTGACTGTGACCTGCGGATTAGTGGCATTTAACGTAAATCCAGGCAGGGGATACTGAGTCACTGATTTGATCTGACAGTTATCCGAAACAGTTACCATCGGAAGGTAGTCCGGAAGTGTCGCCTCGCATGAAGTTGTAACATACACATATTGCGGAGGTATCTGGGCGATCAGGCAAGTACATGAGCTTGCCAAAAGCATAACGATTGCAAAAATAAGTAGCTTTTTCATTTCATTTGATTTATGTATTCATTTAAACAAACTTTCCAATCACGCATAAAATAAAGACCGCGAATCCTAAGTTTAGTACAAACCAATCTCTCAGAAGCCGGTCGCGGTACAAAGTATTCATCGCGAAAATGATAAGAATTAACCGCAGTCAAAGAAGCCTTGCTTTCAGTCAGCCTTATGATCTCTGCGGCTACATCATATCGCGAAGCCTCCCCTTCACAGACCATGTTGTAAACACCCCACTTTTCAGAATTAAGAAGAAACATCACGTTCCTAACAAAATCATAAGTATAAGTTGGAGTTCCGTCTTTGTCATTCACAGCCAGAATTTCATCGTTCTGAAGCTGACGCATAATTTTGTTCACGAACTTCTTATCCTTTCGCCCGCCACCCATCATCCAACCGGCACGGCAAACTAGGTAAGCATCGGAGTTTTCAACAACAAACCTCTCGCCCATATATTTAGACCGGCCATAAACGTTTATCGGTTCTGGAGCGTCCCAATCATCATAAGAGTATTTTTCACCTGAGAATATCCCTGCCGTGCTTATGTAAATCAACGGAACGCCAAGTTCATTAGCAATATGTACCGCGTTTTCAACTGCGAGTGTATTAGTGTTGTACGCTTCTAATTGGTTTTCTTCGCAATACTCAAGGTCAGTCAATGCCGCAAGATGAATCAATACGTCCGGCGAGAATCCCAATACTGACTTGCGATAAGCCCCAAAATCACGAACATCACAATAACCCAACCAATCCTCGTTTAAATCTATATCCGTGCATTTCAGCTTATGAACGTCATGAAGCAATGAATAAAACGCTTCACCAAGCATCCCGCCGCATCCGGATATATAAATGCGTTTCATGACTTAAAATTGTGAGGATATTTCTTTAACCATTCCGTAAGCTCTGGGTGATTAATTTCTTCCAAAGTTATGAATCTTTTTTGAGCGAACCACTCTGTACGATGAAATATATCTTCTCCGGTCTGCATACATCTCTCTATGTTCTCGCGGTTATTCACATCCGGAGTATTAACCTGCTGTTCTGAAAAATGACTGAGTTTAGACATAATCATCTCCGGAGAACCCAAAAATGAATAATGCCAGCCCCCGTTCAGTATCGTAGTTTCACCCTGACCCCTGCGATCTCTTATCCACTGAGGCGACGGAATGAGTTTCTTTTTATAGACCATGCATCCGTCCCATGCTTGGGCAGCGAGACAATTCACGTAGTAGTAAAATAATCTCTGTCGCATAGCGAAACACTGATGACCTTTTGCGATTCCCTCTAAAATGCCGTCAGGGTTCGGAATTTCATCTTCATCAGAGATAATGATGTAATCATCCGGTCCGGCTTCAGCATAACCCTGTGCGATCAGGTTTCGGTTATCTACTTCCATTTGCCTTTCGTCCTTAAACGGCAAACTTTCAACTGCTATATGGATTATCTTCGGAAGATACTTCTCAAATAAATGCCGGTTATTGTCAAAATGCAGAGGTTTCGGAGCGTTCATGTGCGTTCTCCCCATTTCGACAATCACAAACCTATCAACCACGCGATCTAAGGTCATCAACCGCAGTTCAAGTAATTCTAAGTTCTCATAAAACATGAAGCAGTCGTAAATCATAAATCAGGTGTTATTACATGAACCGCACGATAGTCAGCAGACTTTTGCAGTTCAAGGTAGGTTGTATAATTACGTTTCACAAGTTCCTCAGTAATCTCATAAAACCGGTCATGCCACTGATGATAAACAAACGGATCATCTATAAATTCAAATCTCAATCCCAGGTTCTGAATCTGATGTTTGAACATATTGTCCTCATAAGCTATCCCTTCCCAAAGTCTCTCATCCATGCCATTCAGTTTGCGAAGGTTCGCAGCGGTCATTGCATTGCAGAAGTGAAATCCCAAAGGCCGGTAAACAGAATGATTGTACCATGAGCTTTCGTCGTTAAACTCTGCGGCTTTATTGTTGAGTGTGATCCCTGGTTCTTCTCCGTGACCCAAAGAATAACAAGCAAAGGATAACACTGTTTCATCTGTCACCTTTCGTGCAGCCGTCAGAATATCGCCTGAGTGCAAACACTCGACGTTCTGAATTATGACAATCTCAGGATCATATTTCAATGCCTGAATGAATCCCAGATTAAAAGGAACACAGGTATTTCTCCATGTCTTATTCGTTACCCTCACCACTTCAACTGAAAACGGCACTTCCGGCAGTCTTATTTCTTCGGGTGATCCGTCGTCAACAACAATGAACACAAAATCCTCATCCTTATACTGACAGAATGAAGCAAGTGTTTTTTCAAGTTGCATCTGGCGTTGGAAATATGTAGCTACGATTGCAATCATGAGGCGAACATTGGCATTTGACAAAGGAGATAAACGTGGCAGTCCGCCATATTACGCAGGTATGTTTCCATCAAAAACCGTTTCTTTGTTTTTGCGCTCACATTGCAAAGTTAAACAAACGGAATTTAAAAACAAATATTGTTCTGCTGTCATCCTTCCCCTCCTTTCGAGTTGTTCGGTTTTTCCGAACAGGTCAGGCGGGAGCGAAGCCACTCTAAAGCATCACAAAACACGCCATAATAAGTTGAATCTATGATTATACCTATTCTTCCATCTTTTGTGTCACGTTGCATCGCTTGTTCTGCCTGCTTTTTTATCTCTTCCTCACTCGGCATCCTCTCGGCAATCCGCTTCTCCACCTCCTGATTGATGTAGTCTTCTGCCTCGTCTGCCGTAAATTGGGACTGATCTATCCGTAAGCAGATTTCGTCACGGACGGTAGCACAGTCAGATTCCGTAAAAATGCCGTCTGCTATTTTTACATAATTAAATAGCACATCAAATACCTGCTCCCTAATTAATTGGTTTTCCATGGCGTTTTTTGATTAATGTTAGTATTGAGCCTTCCGCCGATGCGTTTGTTTTATACCACTTTGTGCGGACAAGCATATCACAAGCCTCTTTAAATGCGAGCTTGTAAAGTATCTCCTTTGTGAACGGCTTCTCCATAATTAGTTCCATTTAAATGTATCTCCAAATGCTTTCATAAGCCACCACAACAGGGCAACCAGCCCCACCACCACAACACTCAAAATAATTATCGCTGCTTTCATCTCTCGGTGTTTTTATTTTCTATCCCTGGTTTTATATGTTTACCTTTAGTGTACATATAACATAGTTATACGCAAGCACTACATTTCGTTTCCAAAGAGAGTTTGCGTTTCAAATTTTTTATTAAAATCTGCCACCCTCTTTAAAATAATATCGTAATACTTTTGTTCTTTTTCCATTACTATAAATTGTCTATTAGTATTCAAACAAGCAATTGCAGTTGTTCCGCTTCCTGCTGCATTGTCCAATACTAATTCCCCCTCGTTTGTGTAAGTTTTAATCAAATACTCAAATAATGCTATTGGTTTTTGTGTTGGATGAAATTTGCCGTCAAATTCGGCAGTTGTAAAATACTGTACACTTCTCGGCAATCGCATACCATCCTCTGATTTTCTTATATGGCTATGATAGTTCGGTATGTTGTTAGAAACTTCGGGGTTATCGTGTTTCTCTTTTACTCCGCCCCTGTAATATGGTTTGCCTTGTGTTTTTTGTGGATAATAATTGGGGGTTCCATTAGCAAATACAAGTACATTTTCGTGTGCTTTCAATGGCTGCTTTTTAGCTAACAAAAAATTACTTGCTTTGCTTTTTTCCCAAATCCATTCATATTTAAACATCTTTGGATTGCTCATTACTAATGCACTTGTAAATGGTTGCGAAGCTGTTAAAACTATTGCACCATTTGGCTTTATAATCCTTTCGTATTGCTCCCATAGTTTGTCAAAAGGAATTATTGTATCCCATTTACAAGCAGTTGTTCCGTATGGTAAATCACAAAGTATCATATCAATACTTCCATTTGGTATATCCTTCATAAGTTCCAAGCAATCACCCAATAATATTTCTTTTTTGCCCTCGCTCATTTTAATAAAAAATTTGTTTTGTTTTTCAATTTAAGTTTTTCGTTTAATCAACCGTGCCAGCGTATAACAGCGGTTTTGTGCTATTTGCCCCATCAACATTTGTGGTAACTTGAAGCATTGTGCAAGGGGCAAACAGACACAAAGCCGCAAAACGTTATGTGTAATTGTTACCAGCATACCATTTATGGGGCAGACGGATGACTGTATTATTTTTTTTGCCCAAGCCACACATTATCCTTCGTAGCATCATCATAATTAACTTCATCTTTTGAGTAATTAAAATTTATAACAGTCCTTTTATACTCTTCTCCTTTGTAGCCAGTAATATATCCGAAATCAGGGTGGCTTTTAAATTCTACATGGTCAACTATTAGATACGGAGGTGCATCATTTGGGGCGGCAATAGCAATTTTTTCTATTTTGCCAAAAAACATAAGTTGCATAAGTTTACTTTTTGCATCTTCCGTAAACGGATAAACCATTGTTTCGTTGTTAGCGTTCATATAATTCAGTTTTATTTTTACGATATTCATAAAGAGCCTTAATGTAAGCATCTCGTGTTAAATGATAAGCCCATCTGCCGAAAGCAACTGCATACAGGCTATCTAAATCATCATTAGACATACCTTCAAATGCTACACTTAAATCGTTTAATCTCATGCAGCAATCTACATAAGACAGCGTAGAGTTATTGCGTTTTTTTTCTTCTGTTTTCATAATAAATTTATTGATTTTTCAACCTCATTACCAAAAACATCCCATCCATCAGTTTTTATTCTTGCAAACAATTCAATCTTTTTAAGTTCGTTGCCAAACATTTCTACAATCCTATCTCTTATTATCTGTGGCTTCCTGCTATGTATCGTTCTTTCTCTTGGGGCTTCTTGTAGCTGCCTTACTTTTCGGCTTTTAAGGTGTTGTGTCATTTTGCCTTTAGTTCCAAGTAAAACAATTTCACTTCCCTTCATAGTCCATTGCCCCATAAAGCAAACTTGTTTTCCGCTTTTCTCTTTTTTGTTCCATATAAAAGCAACTGTTTTGTATTTAAAGCCCCAAGCCTTCATCACTTCTATTGCATCAGGTATATGAGCATCGGTAGTCCACATAAAGCATACACAGTCATCAGCCGTAATATTTTTAATTGGCAACTCACAAATATCTTTTGTTTTCATCACAGAATAAGCCCTTTCAATTTCTCTATGATGGTCGTTTTTGTTACTACTATACATCCTATTCCCAAAGTCCCAAGCAGGGTCAGCGTAAATAATTTGGTATTTCGTTTGAGAACCCACAACGGCAGGTAACAAGGTATTGGCAAAATTGCCGTTCTGTTTTTCAATTAAACTTTCGTCCATAATTTCAACTTTTGTTTTTCAATTTAGCTTTCGGTTCGGCAACTTCGCCAATACCCAAACGTTGGCTGCTATACTACAGCTTTTCAATTTCGGCTTTGACTTCTTGCCAAAAATCTCTATCACTAATTGTATCATCTTCTGAATATATCCACAACCCCCCATACTCTAAAACAGACAATATCTCATTAATCGTAATTAATGCACATTGTTTGGCATCTTTATAACCCAATACACCGTATAACGGGTTTATTAGATTAGGGGTTAAATATTTTTCAAACAAATCCAATGCTTTTTCTTTGGGTGTCATATTGTTTTATTTTTGGATGATAATTCTATATTGTAATCAGCTAATGATAATCCAAGTGTATCATCTACAATCTCAATTCCTGTATAATCGGATGCCTGTTTAAGTTCTTCGTTGCTTATAATCCACTTGAAAATAAAATTCATAGACGGCCCGTATATGGCTAACTGAAATGCCTTAATAGATTTATACTCTGTTTTTTCTTCATCAGGATTATCCCAATACTTGAAAAATTCAACTATATCACTAACAATTTTTGGTACTTCTTTTTCTTTATTCATATTTTGACAGTTTAAAATTTATTTGACCGTACAGCAGCCAACATAAGTATTGCTGCAATTGTGGCTGGACGTTAATAATTTAGCTTTTGTACATCACGGCATCTTTTGTTTTTCAATCATCTTTTGTGCTGCCAATGCCACAGCATCACAAAGCCCTGAACGTTAGTGGCCATAATTTTTATTTTTTACCTACTGTGTGGGTGTTTGTTGTTTTAGATTTCTTCGGGGCTGCTTTTGATATAGTTTGGATTTTCGTCATCAAATTGAAAGTCTGCCATATATTCGGTATATGGTTTCCCAGACAATAGTTCAATACAGCTTTCCAATTCTTTTATTTGGTTATTGTAATCAGTAAGCATTTTATCTCTTTCTGATACTAATATATTTCTTTTTTCGTTCAGGGCATCTATGCCTAATGATTGGCTCATGGGTATATATTTTAAAAATCAAATGTTTTACTTATTTCGACACCAAACTGTTCAAGTTTTTTCTTTTGCCAATCGGGAAGGGTGTCTTTCTTTAACTCCCTAACTATGGCTTCAATTTCAGATGCCGATTTTGCTGCCTCAATTTCCTTTTGGTAGGCTAAAAATTGGTCAACTTTTGGTGGTTGTATTGTTTCCATCGGAGGAGCAATATGCCTCCCCGTTGTTGGTACTTCATTTACACTAACACCTATTTTATGCTTCCAATAAAACTCATCCAAAAAGAAATCTATTATTTGCTGTGGCTTTTCTAAGGTTGGATTTTTCTCTTTAAAGAAGGCTAATTTATCTTCATCAAACCTTATGCTGTAATTATCCGTCCTACCCATTGTAATCGTTTTGTAACACAAATGTAATACATCTGAATTACATCACCAAATCTTTCTCTAACTATTTTTCCCATCCTCCCATCCCCCATCCCCTTTACCCTCCCCCACAATCCAAGTTAAACCTCCATAGGGCCAATGCCCCCTCCATCCATTCAATCCCGTTTAAATAGCCTACAATAGCCCTTATAACTAATTGCTTTCCTGTCTGGCAACCAATAGCC